ATTAATAGAATATCAGCTCCTACTTATGGAACAATACCTAATAAGAATACAACAGGTAGACCCGTTCAGGTATGGATAAACAGACAAGCAACACAACCAAATATAAATGTATGGCCAGCTCCAGAAGATAACAGCTATACATTTGTCTATTGGGCACTCAAAAGAATTGAAGATGCAGGCACAGGTGTTACCACACAAGATATACCATTTAGGTTTTTACCTTGTTTAGTTGCAGGACTTGCATTTTATTTAAGTTTAAAGATACCTCAAGCAGGTGACAGAACACAGTTTTTAAAACAAGAGTACGAAGAGCAGTGGGCGTTAGCTTCAACTGAAGATAGAGATAAAGCCACACTTAGAATTGCTCCACGTAGACAACACATATAGGAGAGATATATGAAGAAGAAAGTAAAAAGTACATCTACTAAGAAGAAACCTTTTAAAGTTCACAATATGTATAATCCAAAGACTGGTAAAGCTGTTAAAGCAGAGTCTTATGCTAAACACATGGCATTAAAGAAAAAAGGCTATGGGCATACTAAACCAAGGAAGAAGTAAATGAGTAAATACGCATCAGCAAAACATACGATTGCCGAATGCGACAGATGTGGCTTTCGTTATAAGTTAAAAGAACTAAAAGACTTATTTATAAGAACCACAGAAACCAATATAAAAGTCTGTAAGGAATGTTGGGAACCAGACCATCCACAGAACATGCAAGGTATGTATCCTGTAGATGACCCACAAGCAGTAAAAGACCCAAGACCTGATAAAAACCTAGAAGAACAAAGGAGTTATCAATATGGGTTTGACCCAGTAGGACTCAATAATCCTTTACAATTAGAGGGATTAGTAGATAATTTAGAAAGTAATGGCCAAATAGGGTCAGTAACTATTACAACAACTTAGGAGTAAATGATGAACAAAGATAGAAAAGGAGCTAAGGTAACTTACAAACAACCTGAAAATGTTGCTACCCCTAATACAGGTGGTTATCCTGAGAAGGATGTAAAGACTGAGGGTGTGGTTACTCGTGGTAATGGAGCAGCTACAAAAGGAACTAAAGCTAGAGGACCAATGGCATAATGACTTATACCGAGTTAGTAGCAGCAATCAAATCGTACACAGAGAATGACTATAGTACGACTGATATTAATACATTTATTAAGAATGCTGAACAACGTATACATAATACCGTGCAGTTACCTGATTTACGTAAGAACGTAACAGGCACAATGACATCTGGTAATAAATATTTTTCTTTACCTAGTGATTGGTTATCTACCTTTAGTATCGCTGTTATAAATAGTGACAACGAATACACTTATCTTTTGAATAAAGATGTTAACTTTGTGAGAGAGTCGTTTCCTGATACTGACTCTGGGTTCTATGGAAAACCTGAATATTATGGTATATTTGATGATACAACAATGATATTGGGACCAACACCAGATGCTAATTACAGTGCTGAGTTACATTATTACTATTACCCACAAACTATTGTTACTGCTGGTAATACTTGGTTGGGGGATAACTTTGATACTGCGTTGTTTTATGGTGCATTACTGGAGGCAGCTGCGTTTATGAAAGAAGATGCAGACACAGTAACTCAATATACAGCAAGGTATAGTGAAGTCATGCAGTTGTTGAAAAACTTAGGTGATGGTAAAAATAGACGTGATGCTTATAGAAGTGGACAAGAGAGGATACCAGTAAGAAATGGATAATAAAGCAGAAGTATTACAAGGTGTTGACTATGATGTAATTACTACATCAAATGGAGGTATGACACCTGAGCAAGTAGCAGAGTTAGCTCTTGCAAAAATAATTTATGTAGGTAAAGACGCTAACCCTTTATTGAAAGAACAAGCAGAAGCTTACAAAGATAGCATTAGACAAGTTCTAGTGTTTTATATGAAGCAGGCTATAAAGTCTAATCATACAACCATAGCGAATAAACTGCATAAGGCAGGGCATTCAGAATTAACTAAACTTTTGGAGATATAAAATGGCAATTTCTCAAGCAATGTGTACTTCATTTAAAGTTGAGTTGTTGAATGGTATTCATGCATTTAGTACAACAGTAGCTCGTGGTAATACGAACGCTGACAGTTTTAAATTAGCATTATATACTTCATCAGCTTCTTTAGGTGCTGGTACTACAGCATATACAACTTCTAACGAAGTTTCAGGAACAGGATATACAGCAGCAGGTGCAGCACTTACTGCAGTAGCTCCTACATCTTCTAGTACTACAGCGTTATTAGATTTTAATGATTTAACATTTTCAACAGCTACACTTACAGCTCGTGGTGCGTTAATTTATAACGACACACAAAGTGATAAAGCAGTTGCAGTGTTAGATTTTGGTGGTGATAAAACATCTACAGCGGGGGACTTTACTATTGTATTCCCTACAGCTGATGCCTCTAATGCAATTATACGTATAGCTTAGAAGGAGTGTTGAATGGCACTTGTTGTAAACGACAGAGTCAAAGAGACTACTACAACCACAGGGACAGGGACAGTCACTTTAGGTGGAGCTGTATCTGGATTTGAAACTTTTGCTGCTGGTATAGGAAACAGTAATACTACATATTATTGTATTCAATTAGGAACAGAGTTTGAAGTAGGTCTAGGTACTTTAGCAAGTGATAGTTCAACTCTTGCTCGTACTACAGTTATATCAAGTTCTAACAGTGATAGTGCTGTTAACTTTTCTGCAGGAGCTAAATTTGTATTCTGTACGTTACCTGCTAGTAAAACTCCTATATTAGACGCAAGTGGAGATGTTACACTCTCTGGGACCTTAGCGGCTAGAGAATTAGAATCGTCTAATGGTATAATTGCAAACAATGAAACGGTTAGTGCTAACTATACTTTTCCTACAGGATATAATGCTATGAGTGTAGGGCCAATAACAGTGGCTAGTGGTGTAACCGTAACCGTCCCTAGTGGACAAAGATGGGTAATATTATGACATGTAAAATTAATGCAGATACAAGTGATGGATTAAAGATAGTATCAGACACAAGTGGTGTTGTAGATATACAAGATAATGGTACTACTAGATTAACTGTAGGTGATACTATTGATATCCAAGGAAATGAATTAGTATTAGATGCTGATGCAGACACAAGCATACACGCTTCTACAGACGACCAGATAGATTTTAAAGTAGCTGGTGCTGATGACTTCACCATGACCGCAAATGCTTTTAATGTTTTATCTGGCTCTACTTTAAATGTAAATTCAGGAGCTACGATTGCTAATAGTGGCACAGCTACTGGCTTTGGAATAATTAAACAAATAATACACGCTTCTACTACAACTCAAACAGGTACAACAGCAGCAGCATTTACGGCAACAAATTGTGCTGCACAAATTACTCCAAGTGTTGCGGCAAATAAAATTATTGTTATGGTATCTTCATCAATTTATATTTCAGCAGCAGGACAACAAGCAAGTGCCACAATTTATAGAGATTCTACAAACCTAAGTGCTAGTTCTACCAGAGGGATTGTTCAGTTTTGGGATGGTGGTGATGTATCGCAAGGAGATTGTAGTATAATGCTAACAGACCACCCTAATACAACCAATGCTGTAACTTACGCTTTGTACATTAGAAAATTAAGTGCTGGTGGTAGTCAGGTATTTGCTGGAGTAGATTCAACTACTCAATTTATAACATTATTAGAGGTACAAGTATAATGGTTGGCGTAAATGATATAGGTACAGCAATATTAGCTTTAGATGCAAATGCAGAAATAACAGTTAGAGGTAATACTTTTGATAGTATTGAATGGATTGACAAAAATCCAAACAATATTACTTGGGAACAAATACAAGCTAAACAAGCAGAGTTAACAACTGCATATAATAATGCAGCATATCAACGCAATAGAAAAGCAGAGTACCCATCTATTGCAGACCAGCTTGATAAAATTTACCATGATGGTATTGATGCTTGGAAAGTTGTTATTAAAGCTACTAAAGACAAGTATCCAAAGGAGTAAACGATGGCACTAACATTACATGGCACAGTATCGGATAACACAGCAGTCTTAGATAGAAAAGATGCTAAACCAT